TAATGGATGGAGGAAATTACTAATGGCGAATACGCTGAGAATCAAAAGAAGGGCGACTGGCAATGCTGGCGCACCTGCAAGTTTGGAGAATGCAGAATTAGCATTTAACGAAGTAGATAATATTCTTTACTACGGTAAGGGAACTGGTGGTGCAGGTGGAACTGCAACTACTATTGAAGTAATCGGCGGTATTGGTGCATTTACCACACTGACAGGTGAGCAAACAATTTCTGGTAATAAAACATTTACTGGCACAGTAATTGTTCCAACCCCAACCGCAAACACTCATGCGGCTACTAAGCTTTATGTTGACCAGTCTGTTGCTGGAGTGTCTGGTTCAATTACAGTCGCTGGAGATAGCGGTTCAAACCAAACAGTAAGTTTAAGTGACACACTCACTATTTCTGGTGGAGTTGGTCTTTCATCCGTTGCAAGCGCAACTGACACATTGACAATTAATCTTGATAATACCGCAGTTACGGCTGCTACATATGGTAATGCATCTGCAGTTGGAACATTCACTGTTGATGCTCAAGGTCGCTTGTCTAATGCAGTGTCTACATCAATCTCAATTACAGCAGCAGCGGTTTCTGATTTCGCAGAAGTTGCACAAGATGCTTTTGGAACACTGGTAACTAATGGCACGCAATCTGGAATTACAGTTACATATGATGATGCTAATACAAAAGTTAACTTTTCGGTAGCAAACCAATCGTTTACACTTGCTGGTGATGTTGGGAGTAGTCAGACAATTACCGCAGGGGACACGCTAACAATCTCTGGCGGTACTGGTCTAACAGCAACTGCGGGTGGTGCAACAGATAAGGTCACACTTGATCTTGACAATACTGCTGTTACTGCTGGTGGTTATGGCGGTGCGGGTACTGTTGGAACATTTACAGTTGATGCGCAGGGTCGTTTGACAGCTGCTGCTAACTCAACAATTTCAATCACTGCCTCACAAATCAGTGATAAGGCTACAAACCTTGTAACTGGTTTGACAGGAACAGCAAATGAAATTGCAGTATCAAACTCTGGTGTTGGTGCAGTGACACTTAGCCTTCCAGCTAATGTTACCATTTCAAACAACCTTACGGTTTCTGGAGATTTAACAGTTCAAGGCAATACAACAACTCTTAATACAGCAACGCTTGTTGTTGAAGATAAGAACATTGTTCTTGCCAATGTTGGATCACCAACGGACATAACAGCAGATGGTGCTGGGTTTACAATCAAGGGTGCAACAGATAAGACACTTAATTGGGTTGATGCAACTGATGCCTGGACATCCTCTGAGCATTTCAATATTGTCACTGGTAAGTCATTCTACATTGGTGGCTCGGCTGTGCTTTCAAACACAACACTTGCTTCAAGTGTTATCACATCAAGCCTTACAACGGTTGGCACAATTGGTACTGGTGTATGGCAAGGAACAGCTATCGGTATCGCTTATGGTGGTACTGGTTCAACAACTGCTGGCGATGCAAGAACTGCATTAGGTCTTGCAATTGGTTCAAATGTTCAAGCCTATAGCGCTCAGCTCGCAGCACTTGCTGCGAACACTGCTACAATTGATGGTGGTACTTTCTAAGCAAGAGGCTTAAATGGCTAATGTAATTAAAATTAAAAACTCAGGAACAGCAAATAGCGCCCCTACCTCGCTTGAGGCGGGGGAGCTCGCTATTAACTATGCTGACGGAGTTATTTTTTTTAAAGATTCAACTGGGGCAATAATTTCTTTTAACTTGAAATTAGCATCAGCTATAAGCACAAGTGACCTTCAAGTTAGTCTTGCTATGGAAGTATTTTAAGGGCGTAAAACCCTTATTCTGTTATAATTGAACTATGGATGATGTAAAGATTGAAACAAGTAAAACACTTACTTTAACACTACCAAGTGATCCAACATCAAATGTTGTGTCTGTAAGTTTATATCATGAGTTTGGCTCTCTTGTTTCTGGTCCGACAAATGCAACAAGAACTGGGACTGGTGTTTTTACAATCACATACGGTCAACAAGCATCTGGCATTTATGTATTAAACGCTGCGGGTAGATATCGTGCTGACTTCACTTACACCGTGAGCGGGACATCCTACACCCAATCAAAATATTTTAATGTTTATACTCCATATATTACAGCAACCGCTTTCTTCAATGACCATCCACTTTTAGAGGATGACTGGGTGGATAAGTTTGATAAATTAGAAAGCAAGGTGAGAAACATCATCAACACTTTTTGTGGTCAGTCATTTGAGTACTATCCAAATAAATATCTTGAAGTTATGGGTTCTGGTAAAAAATCAATTCATCTTCCAAACCCTATTGCTACTCTGAGAAAAGTTACATCTGACCCAGGAACTGAGGATGAAATTGTGCTTCATAATTACGCAGATGCAACAATGAATCATATTGAAAAAATTAAAGAACCACACAGTTTTGGTAGTTCATATTATGTTCAATTTAGAAAATCTGTTCTGGACAGTATAAATGTTTTGCTAGTTGTGAATAAATTCAATCCTCAGTGCGTGTACAGGATTGAAGGTGATTTTGGATGGCAGTTTGTTCCAAATAATATTGAACAAGCAGCTGACCTGCTTCTTGAAGATATGATGAACGATGACTCAATTTACCGTAGACATGGTATCTACAGTGCAGATATGGATGTCCTTAGAGTTCAGACAGGGCAGAACTTCTACGAATCAACAGGGAACATTGATGCAGACATATTACTTATGGACTACACATTGTTTGTCATGGATTATGTGGTTTAAATGGCTTCACAGACTTATTTTCACTTCACTCACAAAGGTGATATATACAGAAAAACCACAAGTACAAACGCTGCTGGTCAAAAATACGCAGCGTACACGAAAGTAGATACGATATCTTTTCAATTTCAAGCACCGAGTTCTAGTTCGTCTTCGGGCGATGAAAGAAGGTTGACTCCTTATCAGGACAATGTGCCTAAATTTGAAGCAATTGTCCCTAAGAAATCAGATGCAAACATTGCCTACGGAAATAGATTCCAAAATATAAAAGATAGAGACAATGTTGTGGTTGATAATTCTATTTATGAAATAGTTGGAATACAACCAAAATTTGGTATTCATGGCAAAAAGCATCATACAATTGTCACTTTAAGAAGAGTTGTGGAGTCAGAATGATTGATATAAAAATAAATAATAATTTAGATAAAATTATTAATAAATTAGATAAAGTTAATATTGAAATTCAAACTGCTTTTAGTGAAGTAGCAATGTCTAAAGGTGAATTTATAAGAACGGCGTTAAATGAGCGCTATGAGAATTTATTTGACGGTGCAGACATTAGTTTTGCTCCAGATCAATCAGGTATGAAAGTGAATATTATTTTTGCTGGAAAAAATTATTGGAAATTTGTTAATGGTTATAAATTTAATATGCAGGAAATGCATGGAATGGTAAATACATTAGTTGCGGATATTGTAAGAGAAACACTTACCGCTTCATTGAGAGGTAATCCAGTTGTCTAAATTAAGCGTTTATGATGTAAACACTCATTTAAAAAATGACTCAGAATTACAGTCAATTGCTGGGAAAACAATGAGTTTTGCGCCAATTGCTGCTACCAATGGTGAGTCTGCTCCGTTTGTTGTTTACTTCTATAGTCCGTCAATCCCTAGCCCAGATGCTTATTGGATGAGGAAGGATAATATTAGATATTCTATATTTGATACTGATGTAGATAGATTATTCAGAATTTCGGAGAGAATCCTGGAATTGCTCGGAAAAACTGGTACAATAGCTCAGGCGGGTGGAGTGACAGGAAGCAATAGCCGAATCCTCTCTAGCTACCAGACTGGCTCTAGTTTAGCTGCTCCTTTAGAGCTGAATGGTTGGTATAGAATGAATTTAGACTTTAAGATCTGCAATGTATAGAAGGGTATGGTAAAATAATAACATATGGAGTATAGTACTATTACATATATTGGTAAAACACCGAGCTATGTCGTTAAACTTCGTAACTCAGTTTACGAATTTGAATGGAATAAAGGTCTCGGTATTGGCAATCGCCTTGGCGAAGTCAATGCTAAAGATATAGAAAAGATCGCTAAATGGCGTGATAAGAAAGGCAGAAAGATATTTCGCCTGGATAAATAGGAGGAAGTAAA